CACATAGCAACCAGAGCCATACTGAAGGAAGTTATGAACGTGATACCATTCGTCGGTCCAGGCGGTCGCGCCGTTTGCCGCGAGATCTCTGGCGGCTAATGTAGTACCATTTGTCGCTGAGAAGCCAGGATAATATGTATTGTAAAAGTTATAAAGTCTCGAAAACCAATCATTCAGATTTTCGACGTAGTAATATCCTTGAACGGTTTCTTCACCAGTATCACCACCATAGGCAAAAATTTTCATTGAAAGAGTTGTACCCACACCAATCATCGCGCCGATTGCTGGTGAGTCCAGCTCGGACGATGATGTGTTCAAAGATTCGTCAAGAATTCTGACAGTTACGCCAGGGTAAGCCATGTTTGTCTCCTTAAAGTTCTATAATATATAGTTTTTTACTTTTTTTCATCAAAATATCCAGAACTGGGTGGAGATGCCATTGTCTTTCTTTTTCGCCACTTGCCAACGATCCCGACCATCCCATTCTCCATCCGACTCTGGCTGGCCTGTTTCTATAAATCCGAAAGGAACCAATTCCGATTCTATTTTTTCTATCTCCGATTGGTAGAGTTCTGTTCGAACATCCTTATTCGTAAGATTCTCGAAGAATGGCTGTCGTGTCGCCCAGCAAAACAGAACGAGACAGATCACAAGATCGTCCTTATGTCCATCATCTGCAGTGAAAGACTGCCCATCTGCGATGAATGTTGTCAATTCGTCGATGATGTCCAGATCATCGATGATAAATTTGTCATTTTCAATTAAGTTTTTGAGAACCGTACAACCCAATTTCTTTACGGGAAGAGTAGTTCTCACACCGAGTAACATCTTGGCACCACCAGCTTCACTGATCTGCTGACCCTTGGCACCCTTGTAGTTGGTCTTGATAAGATTTTCATACTCAAGATCATTGTGAAGAATGTCCGCCACCTGAGCACCGATGTCGTTGATTTCAACCAACACATATGCATCATTGTATTTCTTACCAAGTGCTCTGATGTATGAAGGAAACAGCAGAGGAGAAATCATATTATTCTTGAATCTTGCCACAACTTTATATGGAAGATTCGTGATATCCACCACCACGAATGCACTGTTATCCTTACCCTGACCTCTTGCTGTATCCACGGCTATGAAGTATTGATGGCCTTCCTCGCTTGTTTCTTCATTTGATTTTATTGGATTTTCGTAAATACAAAGACCATCATTAGATTTCTCTCTTGGTCTTCCATAAGTCAGAGTGTTTAGCTTGTTTGCGTCGATCAGAGTGTTTGCAGACCCGATGAATGAACAGTTGAACTCGGCATCAAACTGTCTTTCAGATGTATTCTTGATCTGCTGTTCTTTCCAGTTCTCATCACGAAGCGGGCCACCTGGATATTGTGGAACTTCTCTCCAATCAACTTCAAATGCAATATATTCATTCTGCTTGGAAATAGCTGCTTTCCATAGCTGATAGTACATGTTCAACCCTCTTGGCGTTGAAATGATGATTAACTGAGTACTTTGACCAGCGGTGATGGTTGGATATACGGAGGAAAAGAATTCTTCTGCTACTGTAGTAGGAACGAATGCGAACTCGTCAAGAAAGATAATATTGTAGGATCCACCACGAATTGCGGACGACGATGTAGCCGCTGCGAGAATCTTAGAGCCATTCTCAAGCTGAATCGAACCCTTGTTCCATTCAACGATTCCTTGCTGCAACCATAGGGGAAGATGCTCGTAGGCTTCTCGAATTCTTGCAAGAATGTCTCTGGCTGAAGTGAGTTTATTTGCCAGAATAGCAACACTCATGTTCTGGTTGAAAAGAACCTTGTGCAGCAGATAACAACAACCAACTGTAGTTGTTTTACCGCTTTGGCGACCGATCTTTCCAATCACGAATCTATTATTTGATAAAAGATTCACGAGTTTTTCCTGATATGGATACAGATTAAATGGAGTGATACCCTTATCCAGAGTAACAACCTTGACATATTTCTTTGCAAAATAAACTGGATCTGCGGCACATTTTACATACTCCTCCACCTGTTCCTTGGTGAAGTTTATCTGTATGCCAGCTGGCTTTAGATTCTTGTTTCCAAGATAACCAGCTAATTTACTCGCTTGTGAGCTCATCTGGTTCCTTCTGGTTGGATCTTGCCTTATTGATTAAATTCTGCAGATCCGTGGTTGATCCGACATAGATCGAATTGTTCGTGATATTCGTGACTTTTTCTTTCTGAATGTTCTCTGATTTTTCATGAACAACCATGAGGTCTTTGTTCAATTCGGATATCGTCTTTATAAGAAGAGATGCCACCTCATATGCTCTCGGTGAATCTGACTCTATGGCAACTTTCATTATGCCATCGACTGCCTGCTTTCCAGTCTCGATCAACTCCTTGATGTTATCTCTGGCGTGATTGAAATCGTTGGCAAGAATCTCTTCTCTATCTCTTTTTATGTATTTAAACGCTTCTCTTTTTGCTTGAATTTCAGAAGTTGGTTCAAATCTTACATCCAAAGCCTTGGATATATTTTCAAACGGTTCATTTTCCATAAAAACCTCATCTCTGGTAGAATTTAATCACATCACTTCCACACGCACCCGTATATCCAAAGTCATATATTGGAATATTGTTGGTGAGGCTAAGTCCTTCGTATATCCTAATGTTTGCATCTTCAATGATCATGCTTATATTTGTCTTGATTGGACCGTAAATATAAGTTTTCATCGTGAAGTTGTAGATTCCAGAAACACTTCTACGAGTCGTGAAATCGGCTTCATAGTCTTCCACGATATTAAAGTCATTCAACACTATTGGAACGTCTACCTGTTCGTTCAATGTGTTGTACTTTATCGTCACCGTGAAGTCTGGAGCAAAATACGGAATTATCTGCTCAACGATTTGCAGATTGTCCTCTATGTTTCTGGTGAATGTGTAGAGATTAAAATTGATATTATACGGTATGCCGACATACCCAGTGCTCACTGAATTCTCAGTGATCTTCTTTCTCGTCAACATTCTATTGAATTTTCTATTTGGATCAAACAGAATATTGGCGATATCAAATCCCATCTTGGGAAATGTGTTTTGAATATGAACGAAGTCTGTATTACCGCTATCCGAGGTCAGACGGTATATGAATTTTTCCTTTGGACCATACACCAGAGGAATTTTGATATAGTTTGCAACATTATCATTCTCGTCCTTTCTGAGAATGGTAATCTGGTTGAACAATGCACCGAATGCAACGATGTTCTTTCTCAGTGTTTCGTTGTAGAATGAACTCGTTTCACCGAACATTAATAGTTACCCCCTGTAAATGGATCTTTTTCGGTTGTATCAAAAATACCCTTCTTGGCTCTTTCCCTCTCGAAATCAAGGTTATCGCCGTCACTTTCATCACGCACAGGATCTGTGGGAATGATGGTTGTGGTGTAGGAGTCCGAGAATCCAGTGTATCCTGCGCTGGAATATTGTCCAGCAAGAGTGACACCAGAAACATAGGTTCCCTTTTCGTCCATGACGTAGAGAGTGGAATACGTATACCCCTTGACAAATTGATGAACACTTGCCGTATAGCCACTTTGGGTGACGTTTTCTCCAGCAATGTAATCTCCACCATAAATTCCCTTGAGGAGAATTTTTCTGACATAATCTCGTCTTTCGACCGTGGCCTCGTCCAGCTTGTCCAGACCAGTTCCGAAGTGTTCCTGAGAGTAGGTAAAGAGTTCCAAAGTAAGTGTAAAGGTAGTGAGTGCTCCGAGCTGGTAGAATGGAACCTCATCTTCTGCCTTATTGATTTCAAACAGAGAATCCGTCATGGGGAGATAAATCAAATCACCTTCACGTGGCTTAAATATCTCTGGTCTTCTGTTTGTGATTTCCTGACGAAATCTTGTTCTTGCAATCTGAATAATCATGCGGTCGGTATTCATGATTCCGTATTTTGCAATGATGTCTTGCTGTCCATCGAACTTGAATATGTTCGTGATGTATGCTTCGATTGGTATCGCCAGATTGAACTGAGATCTGATGTCCTCTCCAAGAATTCTATCCAACTTGAAGTAATCGCGTGGAATGTAGAAAAACTCATGACCAGTTACCTTGATGCACTCAACCGTGAGATCATCAACCAGATTCTGATCGTTCTGAGCATACTTGAAGAATGGATTTATTGGCATCTTTTATCCTATGAAGAAGTTGACAGGCAACTCGTGAGTCATGTAGAACTCTTGCTCAATTGCAGCAATTTCCTGAAGAGCCTCCGTGTATATCTGACCACCCTTCATCACGATACCACCAGGTAATTGAACACCATCATACTTGGACATGTTCATTCCCCACTGACGCTTGATCAGCGAGGTGAGGTACTTCTTGAGAAGACGGTCATTGTAGATCTCAGTGTATGTGTCTGGATCAAGAGCAGCATATGCTTCAATGACAATGTACTTGGCTTTTGAGAGCTCTGACCAGTTAGCATCAATCTGAAGTCGATTGGTTACTTTACTGAATCTGAGAGCTTTTTCACCCTGAAAGAAATCTTCGATCAACTTGATGTAAGACTTGGTGGAATGGTAGGATCCAAGACCCATGGCTCCTCCACCATTGAATCCACGATTGATGCCGAGGTAATCTACCAATGCAAGCTGATACTTGAGATCGAACATGTCTATGTTCGCAAAATCACCGAACTGAAACAACTTGACCACGGAAACTATATCGTTGCCATTCGGTCTTGAGTTTGCATTTCCATCCCAACCCCCGAGCTGTGCAAGATCAATGTATTTTCTTTCAATGTCCTGAGCTGTTAGCTCATGCTTGAAAAATACCTTTTCAACACCGTCGAAGTGTCTCTCAACAAAAAACTGCAGTGCTTCGTCGAGTCGATCTTCACATTGCTGGTAATCCACATTTATTGTAATTACAGGAGAACCCAGATTGCGAAGAGCATAATCTATAAGTGATTCTCTTGAATTAGGTCCAGCCATTTTTATCTCCTTATTTTATTTATAAGAAGATATCACTGCTTGGTCGCTGGATCAGGAACAGTTACGTTTATATTCTGCAGATCCTTATAATTAACCTTGTTCTCAATGTAATATCTTCTCGTCATTGGCTCATTGCCTTCATCTGGCTCTGATTTCTTGTAGTTACTGAAACCTGGCATCTGAAGTGGGCAGGATAGCTTTGGATAATCAAGTTTTGAATATTCATTGCCTTCGGAAACCAACCAAGTTCCCTTGCGATCACCACATCCGCAACCACCACAGAAGAACTTTCCTGGTGTGACGCTTGGTTTCAGATGCTCACATGGGGGAAGCTCACCGCCCTGCTTCATGTTCCCAAAGCAAGAAAGAACACGCAACTGCTTTACGGGTATACTGACTTTCTCGTTGGATATACCTCTAGAGACGATGGCAGAAGCAAAGTTCTGAACCATCGACGCCTTTTCAGTTATGAAATTTTCTTTCTTGATCTCTTCTTTTCTAAAATTGGGATTTTGATCATTATTATTCTTGTTACAATTGCAACTCACGTTAAAATCACCTTTCTAAAGAATCTAAGGGCTCCACGATTTGTACCTGGAATGAGCAGAGTCTTTCCAAAGTCCGTCATACTTGTATTTAGGGTCTGACCGTATGTAAATACAACACCATTGAAGTTATATTTACCGCTGTTTAGCGATGTCAGATTTTCATAAAATATCGAAGATGAGGTCATCTTATTTGAAATCTGCAGCTTCGATGAAAGCGTTGAATTATTTCTGAGAGCATTTGCCAGGAAATAAAGCTCAATGATGCTAGGAATATAGTAATCAGCAAATCCATTCCTAATTAATCCACGAATGGTATTCGCTGTGATGAATTCAAGACCAGAGAAGTTATTGATGTCTCCGTATGTGTTGTAGAAACCATCCGAATTGGAAGTTCGGGAATTCGTGGTTCTCATCTCAGTCGAAGTCATTAGCGGAGAAGCATAATCCGTGTAATCTACGATAAGTGCCCATCTGGAATAGATGTCTCTCGGTGTTGTATCATTATAGTAAGTGGTTTCTGGATCGGTCATGTTCAATGATCCATAAACTGGTGAATATGAAGCATTCACCGTAAATTTACCGATGTAATAGCCACCCTTGTATTCATCACCGATTTGAAGACCAAGTTCATCAAACTCCATCTCCCTCATCGTCTCTGGTTCTACGACTCTTCCTTCAACTGATACTGGTGTCTGTGGAGCATATCGATTATTGCAAAGAATCACTCCATTTTCTCCGTAGCTCGGAGGAACCCAGTACCCACTGCAAAGATGTAGTGGCTTAAGATCACATGAATATGAATAGACTCCTTCACTCAGAGTAAGGTCATAGCAAGCACCAATATCAAACGCTGCGTATGATGAAGACTTTGCCGCCATTATAGAATATGTGTTGGGATTAATATTCTGGGGTGTGCAATCTACTTCGGAGCACAGAGATCCTGAATGGTATATCGAGGTGTGCCTTAGATTTCCCTCTGGAGTCTGTGATCCAATGAGAGAGCACTCTCGCTCGCTACACACATTGGCGCATGTAATCCCAACTGGAAAATTATTCTCATTGTAGTCGAAGTAGCAACAAGCCTTTGGAACTCTAATATCCCTTGATGGATTGTTTGGGTCTGCTGGATTTGTACCAAAAACACCACCGATGCGAGTACATTCGCACTCAGTCACATTTCGAGTACCCCAAGATGGATTCGAGGTTAAAATCGTAGGATCTGCTATGACCTGACTTTTTTGGTCACTAGTCAAATATGCACACGCAAAGCAATTTCCGAGTTCTCCTTGACTTGGACACTCTGCACCTTCACCAGCAATGTAAACCCCACCATTCACGAAACATTCGTAGAATGTTAGACTTTGACTGGTTCCGTTTGGAAAACAACAAGTTCCGACTGATTTGAGATCAGCCCCGAAATCAACCACTGACTTTACTCTTGATCTGAATTGTATACTCATGTTTTGACAGTCTTCAAGACTATTTATAATGTCTGGGTCGAGATTCGAAACATCGACACAAATCCATGTAGTCTCGTCAATATACAGCTTCTTTCTTTGTGCCGACATGAAGTTAGCAGCCAGACATGAAGTTGGGGCATTATTTGTTCTCAGTGTTTCCAGAATCT